GCTGTTTGGAATCGATGGGGGGGTCTTCGCTGGGATCGGGAGTGTGATCGCCCGGATCGGAAAGATCATGGGGGTGTTCGTGTGGAATAGTATGTATATGCGACGGCGGAGTCCCATCTTGATTTTGGGGTGCTCCCTCTGGGGTGGGGTCGCTGCTTCCAGCAATTTCAGCCAGCAGAGAATCCGCATCAACATCCTGAGAATCACCAGACAACATGACGGTCTTGAGCTGATCAAGTATCTGTTGCCGGAGTTCTCCGGAGTCTTTTACATGCTCAATGCGTTTGGTCTCGCGGAAGGCATCAACTCCAACGATAGTGCCAATTACCTTCGCAGCCTGAACCCTAGTTGCAGCCTTTGTGGTGGGGTCTGTTGCCACAGAAGTGAGTGTAGAAACTACCAAAGCCCTTAAAGAATCAGCAGAATGCCACGCCGCCAGCTCCTTTGCCCGTTCCAGCGCCTCGATCTCCGCTTGTATTCTGCTATCGTTTTTCAGCCTGCTTGCGTTATCGCCAATGGTTTTAGGTTTGCCGGTGGCGTTGTAGGCGGTTCTATAGGCATCTGCGCCCGTCATATCTTCTAAGGCAATCGCTTCAGCGAACCGCTTTTGCTTTTTGGTCAATGCGTTTCTGGGAACTTGCAGGACGGCAGTTATCCCTTTGTTGTTTATTGCTTCCCTTAGTTGTTTCCTTGATGGTTTGTCCATATTGGGCTGATGCTCGCTGCGCTCGCTGTTGATCCTGCGGGCGATTATGGGGGAACAAATACAGAAAATCAATCGATACCGCCGAACCGATCAATAAATACCATCATGCAATAGAACATAAGGCCTTGACATATTGCATTTCGACGATAGTATTACATCCATGCGATGCACTCTGTATCGCCTTACTTGGGAGGGTGAAATCATGCTAAAACTCAACATTACTTATGAAATTGTTACTGCTGAGTCAGCAGAGCACGGCGAAGCTGATGAACACGGCTTTATTGAACAAGATACCGAATACACCTTCCGCGAGGTGGTGGAACTGCTGCGTTATGGTCAGCCTTCGTGCTCGCCAGCCAGCGGCGCGCCTTACGAATGGATTACTCATTACGGCGAGCAAGATTACCGCTCCGGCGATTACGAAAACCGTTCTGTCCACTTTTCCAATGAAAACAACCCGCGAAAAGCTAAATACTGGCGCAAAGCTATGCAAGCCGCTCGCATTATCTGAGGAGCAATAAATCATGACTCATTACGAACTTATCCACGAAGAACAAGCCGAGGGTTTCACCATCCGCTTTTATGCCACGCCGGAAGATACGCACCCGCGCGACTGCTTCGATGATTCGGTGGACGATATCGCCGAGATTTGCCGCAAGATTGATGATGGCTATTACTACTGGTTTACCGCCAAAGTAACCGCCAGCAAGCATGGCATTGAACTCGCCAGCGACTATCTGGGCGCAAACCTATACGAAAACGTCTGCGATTTTGTATCCGAGCACGATTACTACCCCGACATGCGCGCGCGCGTCATATCCGAAGCCCGCGAAACAATCCACATTCTGGCAAAGGAAATCGATCATGAGACTGCTTAATCTCGCCCTTGCAGCCGCTTGCCTGATATTGGCTGGCGCATGCCTTGCCGCTTGGATGTTTGGACATATCGACCACGCATCCGGCCTCTTTTGCACTGGCGCAAGCCTGTTCTGTGCCGCACTAGCCCGCACCCAACCCGAAATCGACTGAGGATAAGACATTATGAAAACGACAATTTCTGTTTATGACTTCCGCGATGCCTTCCACAAAGCCGGACGCGGCAACCAGTTCAGTTATGACGCTCTCGAACTGATCTTCGAAGATATTGAAAATTATGAAAATGAATCGGGCGAGGAAATGGAATTGGACGTTATCGGCATTTGCTGCGACCTTGCCGAAGCATCGCCAGAAGATATCGCCCGCGATTATTCAATCGACATTTCCGAAGCCGCAGATGAGGATGAAATCTTCGAGATCGTCCGCGATTACATCGATTACCGCTCCCGCGTCATTGGCACGACCAAAGCAGGCGATATTGTTTACGTTCAATTCTGAGGAGTTATCACAATGAAAATCACAGTCCGCGCAGAGAAAAATTACGGTATCGAAGTGATATACCCGCACTGCAAATCCGCCGAACTATTCGCCCGCATTGCTGGCACAAAAACACTGACCGCCCACGCCCTGCGCGATATCGCCGCACTGGGTTACGACATCGAAGTGTTCACGCCGCCGCCGCGCGTAATCGCTGCGATGGCCAACTAATAGGAGATCAGACCGATGAACGAATACATTGTGATCGTGCAAGAAGGCGACGATGAGATGCACCGCTGGAATTTTCATTGCGATGCAGAGGATGCAAGCCACGCCGAAGAACAGGCACTAGACCACGCCGAAACGATTAGCTGCATTGCCGTTTACGAGCGCATTAAATAGGAGATCAGACGATGAAAACCATTACCGTACAAATACCCGACCATATGACCGAAACCGAGGCGCGCGCCAATATCGCCCGACTGTTTAGCCCAGACTGGCTTGCAAGCTGGTGGAGCATTGAGGATGTGCAGGGCGAACGCCCAGACCTGACAGATCAGCAAGCCCGCGAAGTGCTGTCTGTCATGAATCACAATCACGATGCAGAGATCGGCATCAATTGGCAGTACATCCAAGACGTTGCAGACATGCTATTCGAAGAACCGGAGGATGACGAAGAACTGCTAGAGTGCGAGGATGAATAATCACTCTGCGATGTTCACCATTTATCTGATCGAGGATGATGCCGGGAATGTCCGAGTAGTTTCGGACTATTCCGGCAGGGGTGATCGATGCCTGAACATGGGCGTTGAGATGATGCAAATGCTTGCCGCCATCCAACCTTTTACGGATGGCGGTTTGTTCCTGCAATTACCCGCCCGCACTGATGTTGAGCATTAACTGGGTCAGGCTTTGTGAGAACTGAAACAGGCCGACTCTGTTGCAATAATCGTTCGCGTCCTCGCCTTCGCGATCAGACAACCAGAACGGCCAGCAAATTTCCGCCGCTGCATCCTGCCCTGTACCGCTTTTGTCATTGTCCGCGATCACTATGCCCTGCTGTAGACCAGCCGCTACCTTGACCATATTGCCAGCCGAAAAGCATACATGAATCGTATACCGCCGCTTCAGTTGCTTCATGGCCGCCCGCACAGACAGCGCGGTTGCATACCCTTCGCACAGGATGTTCGTTCCCTTGTTATCAAACACGAAGGTCGCGCCGCTGGTGCGCTGGCCGTACAGGAATTTCTTCTCGCCTTCCTCGCTGATCTGCTGCAATCCGACGAGATTACCTCCCGCCCGCATCGGGATCAGAAGCACAGGCTTGCCGTTCATCCAGAGCACATTACCCTGCTCATCTGCAAAACCCTTGCGCGTCAGGTACGGGTGCGTACTGAAGCCGCTTGCGTTCAGCATCTCGACCGCCTTACGCATCGCATCTTTCTGCTTTGCCGCCCTGTCCTGCTCGGCTACGCGCTGCCGCCGAATGATCTCTGACATCGAGATTTGATCGACAGATTGCTGGCGAGGGTCAGGCTTCCACAATGAAACGACTGTACTCATGGCATGGTTCTGCACAAAACCGTGGGTTCCCATATACTTGACTGCGCCGTTGCGCTTGCGCGGATGATCCTCGGTTGGATACCGCTTCCACGATCCGACGGGCGGGTAATCGTGAATGATGATGCCGTGGCTACGGCAGAAGTCTAGGAAATCCATTACCGCCTCCCCACAGTTTTAAGGAATTGCCGCATCTTTTTGTCCACGAACTTTCTGGTTTCATCGCTCGGCATCGCTGGCATATCGTCACGCAGGCCACGCGGCCAGACACCGTACCGATCTCTGTAGGTATGGCTCGCCCTGCCTTTGCTCCAGCCCTGCACACGCATGTACCAGACCATCTGGTTCCAGAACTGCTGCTTGCTATCACGCGACGCTGACCCGGCCAGCTCAACCATCTCGCCCTCAACGGCAACAACCTTGTTCTTTTTCTCCCGAACGTGGCCGCAGTTGTAGCAAGTGTCAGAGTTGGAAGGCCACAGAGCTGTACACACAGGGCATTTGCTGGCTTCTTTTTCCTTCTGCGTGGGTTCTTTCTTCGCCTTCTCTTTGCCCTCGTCCAGCTTGTGTACGCCGTTCTCGAATACCTCGTCCCAGTCATCGCGGAAACGCAGGTAGTTGCCGCTATGGTCAAGCCAGATGGCAAACTCTTTACCCTCGTACCCGCGCATGACACGCCCCATCTGCTGGATATGGGAAGACAGGGACTTGCTGAATGGTCTGGCCGATACGCCGATCATTACGTCCGGCACATCAAACCCTTTGGTCAGGATGTCAGTGGCAATCAGGCCATGAATATTTGTGTCAGGCTTGGCGAAGTCATCGATAACCTGCTTCTTCCATTCATCATCATCCCGATAGCTGATGCAGATGAAGTTGTATCCCTGATCCTGAAACTTGCGGGCAAGGTGAGTGCCATGCTCGACACCGCTGGCAAACACGATGGTCTTGCGTGGCTCGCCGAATATCTGGTGGGTTTTCTTGATCCACTCGGCCACAACATCGCCAGTGATCTTCATGCCACGGTCAGATGCTTCTGCCTGCGACCATTCGCCAGCAACCTTCTTCGCGCCGGTCATGTCAATTTCTTTGGCAATGAACACGCGCAGCGGCACGAGAATCTTGTCATCCACAAGTTGCTTTGTGGTAACGGTGCTGATCACGTTGTCGTAAACCTTGCCAAGCCCTTTGGTAAAAGGCGTGGCGGTCAGGCCAATAACTCTGACACCGGGATTGTTCTTGATGAACTCGATGGTCTGCTCTCTGGTCTGATGCGCCTCATCGACGATCAGAAGATTCAAACCGGGGAATGCACCACGACGCTCAAGAGTCTGGGCGCTGCACACTTGGATGTTTTCGTACGGTCGATACCGCCAGTGCCCTGCCTGCATGACACCGTGGTCGATCTTGTACTTCTCAAGTCTGCGTGATGTTTGATCGCAGAGAACAACGCGGTCTAACAGCATCGCCGCTTTGTTCCCTTTGGTCTTGGTGGCAGCCATGAGAGCTATGGCCATCTCGGTTTTCCCAGCTCCCGTAGGAGCGTAGAGTATTTGTGCTCTCTTGCCCTTTGCGAATCCCTCG